CTAGTGAACATATCGCATCAGGTGTTCGTCGTGGTACAATTATGAGTTTGAAATTGGGTATCATGTGTATGGATGTAGACGTGACCACTACAGAACCACGCGTCAATCGGCTCTCATTATCCGAAACGCGGTCTATAATCTGTTTATGACCGTGTATAGATGCATCATATCCATCAATGAAGATGTGAGCTGATGTGCAACCTATCAGGTCCATGAATGAACTCTTTTTTTGAAACAGTTCAGAGTGTAGTTCAATCGTATTACACGAATTTAAAATGGTTTCAGCGATAAAAGTTTTACCGCACCCTATTTGACCGCATATGAAAACGTTTATGACCCTCGTTGATATATTTTTCCAGTAAATCAATTTCATTTTGGTGAAGCGTTTGTGGGCGTTGGTTTTTTTGTGGTATTATTTTAATGAAGGAGTCCATGACCGATGAACTTACTGATCAAGCTTTAGATATTTTTTGGAAAGTGATATAATTCAAACAAGGATACTCGAACCCGTTAAGAGAAGGGTTCTTCCTTATTTGATATGCATTGGTATCTTTAATGTGATGTTATTCATAATGGTTGCATATCTCACACGTCGTCTTTCTAAGATTTTATAACAACGTCACTTAATTCAGAACCACCACTTTCATTTCGAATTGCATTCAGGTCCCTTTTCAATTCGTTACCCATTTCATCTTCACTTATGAACATGTCGATCGGTTGAATATGCATTATTTCTGGTTTGAAAATTCCGTTATCATCTGGGAATTGTTTTCGAACGCCCGAATGACAAAGTATGGAATCGGTGGAGATTGTTCGATGAGTTTGTCATATTCAGCACGACACGTGTCTATCATAGTAGAACCATCACATGACCGTTCTTCGATCGGGAGTGATAATTCCAGGCGGATCGTTCTCGAAAGTTTACCATATTGAAGTGACGCAACTCTGTTTCCTTCCATCATCTCACTTATTTTTAGGAATTGCATCACTGTGGCGATTATACCCGCAATCAAATTCAACCCACCAATCATCGCGGGTGCTGCACCTCTTATACTTGCAGGTAGTGAACTTTGTGCGAAGTTTGCAGTCCCTGTCACTGTAGAGAGGATAATTACAGGGAGGGAAAAATGCATGTTTGTTTTTAAAATTAAAAACGCGTGATTGTGCATGTACCTATAACACGCGGACGCTTCACCCCATGTTTTCAGTATCTGTTCCTGTTGAGGAGACCACACGAATTTATTTTTTTGAACGCGCTTTCTTTTCTTTGTCCATATTAAGAGATGAATATTATTTTTATCATTCACACCATAATTTTTATATCGTCGCTCGTCATCCCGTTTTCGAGTAATGTTAATTTTTTGAAAAATGTATTCAGTCATAATACCATTTGTATTTTTTTCACTGGGCCATCAATGATGACACATGCGCATTGACACTCTTAGAATCTCGGTTTGACCGGTGTAGAAGAAAAACACACATTCTTTGGGCGATTGATAGAGTCCTATATACAATATGGATAATAAGACGGCTGGACAAACTGTAAAAAACAATATTATTCCTACTATGGCTTATGGTTCAACTTAAACTTGGGATACTCCCACGTCCTAAAATATTTTCCTAGGATATATAAATGAAACGTAAGAACGCGAACGCGACTGGGTATGCGTTAATCGTCATACTTTTGGGTATAATTGGGTACCTTGTACTAAGACCCAAACAGATCATGCGAGTTGAAGTTCCGGTAAATGTACCTTTCCCTCAACCCATACGCCAAAGAGAACCAGTACGCAGAAGACAACCAGAATTTAGAGACCCGCCTATAAAGGACTATAAACCTGGACATGTTCAGCAAATGGGGGTACTCTTGGGTGAAGATAATGAGACACTTCCCTTATACGGTAAGGAGGTGAATGGTCGTAGAGATCAATACCATTACTATACATCGACGCCTGGTCAACAGATATACTCGATACCCGTCACACATGATGGCCGTGACTGTATGGATGATTTGGGATGTAAGGAGTTATACGGCAATGAGAGTATAAACGTTTTGGGTAAAGCCGCACCGTATCAGGCTAAATTATACAGAACCGATCATTTCTTTTAAATAAATGTGATACCGTAACGCTTAGACATGAATCGTTTAGCTCCATCCATCGATGGTTTACTCCATAAAAGCCATCTCGACCAAAACCCTGCCGTCTTCATACCACCTTTGGTCCACGTTTCACCCATGCGTCCGTGACGCGCAAGATACCGTTTCATACGTGATGGATCTTTGTGAATCGTGTAGTCTGAATAGCCTTTACCTCCGAAGTCGACACGCCCCCGTCTTCGAATGTGACCCTGTATTTCTTTTTCGGATTTGGACTCCTTTTCAGAGTGACTTTCATATATAAATACAAAATATTAAAATGTTCGTCTATCGTATACCATGCTGAATATTAGCAAACCAACGATTATCAGAACGTTTGTTATTTCTACAATCGTATCTTTCTGTGTATTGGCTTTCGTTATGTTATTTTCTAAAAAGAACGTTACGTATAATAGATTCCCTGAAATATATAATGAAGTGCGTAAGAGTGTAAAAAAATACAAAACCCACACCCGAACCCATGCCTAAACCTAAAAAGTCAGTTACAATCGATGAAACTATTCAAAACCCCGTCGTTGTTGAAGAAGCTGTCGAAGGGTACCAATTTCCTTAAACAGTACCCATTTTTTTATAACTTATTGTATGTCGGTGTACGTCGCCACACAATTGAGTATAATATGCTTGACGTTGTATGTGTCCCGTTCAAAATTGAAAAACGAACGTCACACACACAATCCCAGAAATACCTATCAACATAGATGATTTCACGCAGAGTACAATTCTAGAGAATAACTCTATGAATAAACGAAAGAACACCCAACGTATAGACCGGGACCTCGAATAAGTAAGACATGCGGTGTAGATCGAGACTTGGTATTGGTGAATAAATCTAATTACCATGTAAAATTTATCATAAAAAAGGTTTCGTGGTGTAAATGTTTCATGTCAGCCATAAAAATTGCATTACCTTCTGGTACTGGTATTGAGGGTAGTTTTGAACATAATAATGAGGATGAAATCCAAGAAGTTACATTAGCGCCAATGACAGATACATACATTGATCACGTAATTCAAACACTCCAGAGTAGGTATGTACTCGTTACACTCGAGCTGGATGGAAAAATTATATTCACGAATCGGAAAATGGGCGCATACGATAAGTATACATGCCGCGACCACTTAATTTTGCGTGTATAAAAAAATATCAGGTGATAATAGATGTCAGTTAGGACAGCGAAGCAATTCAAGTGTATCTAGAAAATTGTTAAATGCTCGTGCAAATATTTGGAAGGATCTGGGACTTAAGTAAATTCCTAAATAATATTAAATAAACAAAATGAACTCTCTAGACGAGACTGTTAAAAACGCTACGGCGATCATGAGTCTCGTGTGGAGTGTAGGTAAAATGCAAAAGTGGGTAAGGGGATATTAAGCGAATGACTTGGTGGTTCCCTCCTCCTTTCTCTTCTCACGACACGCGTCATTCTTCTCCTTCTTCTCGGCAGCCTTCGTGGGGGTTGGCCTTCGCCTTATTTCCTGTTTGTATTTTCTTCTTTTCGGAGTCGGTGAGCTTATCCTTTGTATTCTTATCGATCGCCATCCTTTATAATACTATATACATTTAATTCTATAAGCCTGTTCATAATTTCACCTAAGTGGTACAATGATATACTAAAATGTAAATGTTTGCACAAGCCCAATTCGTATACCGCGTTCCAACTCCTCGTTTTAGGGTTAGGTGTAAGGCTAGTGCGAGTATACATCGTCTGAGTGATGAGAATAGCAAAGCTATCAATCAAGTACACGCGAATAAAATGTTACACGTTCTCGCATTTGAAAAAAATGGGAACGAGGGAATTTATTCAGTCATGGAACGAACCGAGACTGGTGAAGAAATAAATCAGATTATCGCATTTCAAACGTTTGACGAGGCGTTTCGTTATAAAATACTCCTCGAAGCGGATACAGAATTAAAACCTCACGTCGAATTCGTGTCACAATATGAATTGAACCATACGTGTACCATTGGAAAGTACGCGTGTCGTGTCGTCAATATAGGTTCACTCCTCATACCGCCAACGAAAACGCGTCAAGTTACAGATTGGGAGGTGGACATGGATAAATATTTATGAGCATATATGCCCAGCTAGATAGAAAACAGTTTTAAAAGATTTATTACATTCACGACAATTCACCGTACCCATATCGCGGTCAATTAACCTATTCATATCGTCCGTTTCGTGGTATCCCATGTGTCGTATAAGATCTTTAATATCATCGTGTATTTTTCCACATAGATTACACGAACATTTCAAATTTCTGTTGAAATCAACCTTATAAGTGGTACTAGATCCAAAACACAAACACATACCTGTTAATACCGACCATTTTACATATGGCGTTCAAACAATATGTATTCCGGGAATATGTTTTTCAGTCTATTTTTATGTTTCATGTATATGGTAAGTTTTTCATGATTTGACATAGACTCGGTAAAAAAGTCTATTTTTTTCAATTCGTGGTGTACTTCGAGCTCTATACGAAACCCCCTACTACGCTCGGGGTGGAGATCTCCGAGTAGTTGCCAGGTTTCATTCCTAAACGCACGTTGACCTTCAGTCGCGAGTAGATCTTCATCTAATTTCAGTGCAGAATACCAATGCCATCGTCCCTGACGAGGGAGCCTTCCTAAAGTATTTATACGCCACGCCGCACTCATTTATATAAAGTATAAGTATTTCTTTATTGTATTTAAATCTATTCACTATCACTATCAGTCTCTTCAACTTTTACATGATCGAGTTCTGGACAACACTGCGCAAATCCATCATAAGTAATTTTACACGAACGACAGTAATACCAAATCATATTAATTATTTTTTACGAAATAGTAACTTAAGTACATGTGGTGTATGTATAATATAAAATGGTTAAATATTCCACCGATGTTATCGACATGATATCCAAAATCATAGAGGATTTAGAATATACACAAGGTGAACTTGAAGATGATTGTAAATTAACTGAAATCGAACATATGCAATTAATAGATGCTAATCATGGGCATGTTATCAGAAAGGTATTACTTAGCATATCTATGGGTGTCAATGGGTTTTTAATGGCAGCACTTATATTGTACACGACGCAGATGAAAATGATGTGTAATTTAACATTTTAAATGGTATAAAGGGTATAGTTATAGTATAAGTAAATGAACCTTCTCATCAAGCGTCTTTCCGATAATGCGATTCTACCCACACGCGCATCCCCTGGTTCAGTCGGATATGACTTGTATAGTACTATCGATATGTATATCCCTTCAATGGAACGTGGTATCGTGAATACGGGTATCGCCGCAACAATTCCACTCGGTGTATACGGTCGTATCGCACCTCGGTCAGGGCTTGCTGTAAAGCACGGAATTCAAACCGGAGCCGGTGTTATCGACCCTGATTATACAGGTGAACTGAAGGTTATATTATTTAATCAAGGAGGAGAAAAGTTCGAGATTAAACAAGGAGACCGAATTGCCCAGCTTATTTTAGAAAAATGTGAAACGCCTCCTATTGAAGAGGTCACGACTATTGAAGATACCGAGCGTGGTACGCGCGGTTTTGGTTCTTCTGGATAAATTTAATTTGCAAACGCTACACCACCCATACCATCCTTAATTCTCAGGATGTTATAGTTGACAGCGTACGTTCTAACAATGGCACCGAGCCTGTTGGTGGTTCCATTGAGAACCAACTTGGCATTGTCTATGCGCCGAGAAGTTGAGCGAACCCGTAGGTTGCGACTTGTTCATTGTCAGACAGAATGGCCACGTGAACGTAGATGTAGTGTTCAACACGTTAGGGGCGAGCACCGAGCAATGCATTTCAGGGACGACATTATGGTGATACGTCGCAGATGTACTTTTCAAACTAACGGTGTGCCGTTGATATACAGTGTCGAGTCGTCAAACGACCAGTTTGTAGACCACGTGGAACCGTCAGCTATAGACGAAACAACGTGAAGTGCCTTGACGGGGTGGTTGAAGTACGTGAGATCCACATCCGTGTCAGACGCTGACATTGGCTGGTACTGGGTCTGTGTGATGAGAAGTTCGTGTTCATGGTTCACGACCATCTCCCTCTCTTCCGTATCCAGGTATACGTACGTACCAAACACCTTGGGTGTGGTACCCGGCGAAAACGTCCCCGATCGGCATTTAATACGTAACTCCACCTGATGGAACTGGAGGGCTGTAAGAGGGAGAGATTTTGTCCAATCTTCGCTGAAGAAGAAAGGGATCATGTAATGATCCGCGTGGGTCGATACACCTACCGCGTTTTCGGGAACTTCGTCGAGTGTCACGGCACACGTAGCCTTAGCCTGATCCTGTTTGTACAAAACATTGTGCACACCCTGGATGAAAAGAGAGTCAAGCTTGGTGACTTCCTGACCACCGATCCAAAGGGAAAATTCGGTCACACTCGTATCAGTCGTTTTGAAGAAACCGGTGTTAACATCGTCAGTAGCTCCGATACCGGTGGCTTCTATCCAGATGTAACTGAGCAGGTCACCTTTTGTGCGTAGCGGGATGACGACATCATTACCCGATCCGAATGTACCCACGTAATCGAGACGTTCGGGTTTGATGGAAAAATTGGTATGACGTTTATAGTTCTGGTGGAAAAAGGATACTTGGGGGTCGCCGGTGATGAATACATCCTGAGCGCCCTTCGATACGAGATCGATCAACGCAGCAGACATTTATTAATAAACGATATTAAAATTTTAGCTCTATAACTTAGTAAGTAGGATGGTACAATTTCAGGTTCTCACCTGGGACGCTCGCGATGAAGGTGAAGATCATAATATTCGTATTTTCGGTAAGACGATTAAAGGTGAATCCGTCTGTGTAACAACTAAATTTATACCTTATTTTTTGTTGAAAGTTCCAGGGACTATGACACCAAACTCTGTCATTCAATACGTTAAACGAACGTGTCCAGACATTGTTAGCATGGATGTAGTGGAAGCAAAGGATATGGAAGGATTTCAAAATGGGGCGATGAGTTCTTTTTACAAATTCACTGTCAAAATCTCACGTCAAGGCGTCATATAAGTAACCGTTTACGCAAACACGTGACTGGACTATCTAATAAATTAAAAATATTTGAGGCTAATCTCGATCCTGTACTGCGTCTCATGCACCGCACGGGTATTCAGTCTACTGGATGGGTTGATACGACTAATACATGTGACCGTGCGTATCATACAAAAGCTGAAATCGATTTACAGTGTAACGATTGGCGACAATTGAAACCATTTGATACGACGGATATTGCACCCTTTGTCATAGCGTCGCTTGATATCGAGTGTTATAGCTCCACTGGGAAGTTCCCTAGTCCCTCTGTGCACGGTGACGCGTGTTTTCAAATAGCTATCTCACTCTTACGTTTCGGTGAAGATGAACCGTACGACAAGA